TTTGGTCAACCACGTCTTGGCAATGCTGATTATGTTGCTGATATTAAAACCGAACACTATCGTTTTGTAAACTGTAATGATATGGTTACGCATGTGCCACCACCAGTATTACTATTCAAACATCATGGTCAACTATGTTATATCAACTTCTATGGCAATATTCGTCCATTGAGTCGTTATCAACGTTTTAAAGACAGCATGAGAGCGCATTGGCGTTGTTGGAAGAAAGGTCAGTTGTTTGATGGACTATATGACCATAATATGGGTCTTTATATTGAGAAGTTAAAGAATATTCGTGATACTGGACAAAGTATTAACTAATCTTTATCTGTATAAAACCAGTGGTGTCCTATCTTTTTAATAAACTTAAAGTGTTTATTCTTAAAAGGTTTATTATTAAAGTATAGTGCACCATCGGTTGGATCAACCATATAGGTTGAATACAGAACCATCATTGCAATGCTGTAAAAATCATTACGATCATCAACCGTATCTATTGGTTTAAATGGAAAGCAAATAAAAGTAAACTGACAATCAAGTCCATGTCTTTCATAAACAATCTTACATGGTGAATTGGGAAACTTACCACTTTGTAATCTATTACGAATTACCCAAGCAATAGCAACTTGTCCTTCATAGCCTTCGCCACGAGCCTCGTTATACATGGCTTGTGCAACACACTCACTTGGATTTTCCACAATAATAGGTTTTTGGGGTTTGGGGTCTTTGGCTAAAACAGGATAACTCACTGTTAAGAGCAGCGCCAAAGAGATTATAAATTTTTTCATCGCCCTCAATAAAAAAGTGCAACCATTTCTGTTTCTAGGCTGGTTGCCCACCCAATGAATTACGCCGCTAGGCGCATTTCAAATGGAGCGTTATCATTCGCATTTACTTTTTTGGTCTATAAAGCGACCAACCTGTTATCTCCAACAATTCCTTCGCTGTCAATCGATTCCCATAACGGGCCCACAGAAATACATCACTTGACTAATGTATTTGTGGTGGACCCGACCAGATTCGAACTGGTGTCTTGTCCAACTATTTCAATTGCTATCAACAATAACAATATTATTTATAGCATCATTTAGGGTTTATGTCAAGTTTTATTTCTTGTTGCTTACCACAATGTGGGCAATATAGTTTTTTAGGCTTCCAATCGTCCATTACGGCAATACTAAACCACATTTTACAGAACTCACATGTAAAATGCCATATTTTTTCTACGTTGGCTTGCATTAGTTTATTTTTTCCCAACAATCAAAGTCAGAAATTATATCATGGAATTGAGTACCAACATGAGAACAATCTCTTGCATAAAAGTTATTTTTTCTACAGATTGTTACTGCTTTAAGAATTTTATACTGTTTGGGAACGTAAACATTACAATTTAATTTAGATACATTATAAAGAATAGCATCCCAAGTTCTTTCATATGAAACTTCTATTTCTTTTTTAGATGCTAAAAAATCAAAATAAAATTTACTTTTTTGTTTTTGTAACAACATATCATTTTTAAATTCTTTAACTAATATAGACAAAATATTACAATCAACATTATGCGGACTAAAACCATTATCATTATAATTTTCGGAATGTAAAAACTCTCGCCTTCCCTTATGCAATGAATAGATCAATATGAATATATTTTTAGGAACAATCTTACTCGTCCAAGATTTTAATAAACGATATGTTACTTCAATACCACTGCCACTTTGACCAAAATTATAAAAAGAACCGCCTAATTTTTGATTGATCTTATAAGCCCAAATATCTTCTATATTAAGTCCTACGCCATCAGTTAAACTACAACCAAAGAACATATTAACATCACCGTAATTTTCCGTGTTAAAATCATCATATGTTCTGAAACCATAGTTGTTGTACCAGTATTTTACTTCTTTGCCAATCCAATTATTTTTTTCTAGTAGTGAATAATTATTTTTAAGATTGTATTTGTATAAACTTTCACTGTCATAACCTATAAAGTTATGCGCAACGTGTGGTTCAAAAAGTTTATAACTATTTGAGTAATTTTCAAAAAAATTATTGTTCATTACGTTCTTATTGTAGTAGTTTGCCCATCTGGACCAGCACCGCCCCAAGGAGCAATTACGTTACGATCCATGCCAGTGTTAGAAACTTGTAACAACTGGTCATATACATTTCCTAACTTTTTAAGTAAATTAATTAAAACTTTATTTCCTAGTAATGTATTGCGCAAACCTTCTACATTATTTGGAGTAATCTGTGCCAACATTTCTAACATACCATAGGTCATTTGTTCTGTTGAAAATGGATTATTATACTTGGTTGTTCCAATATCACCATAAAGAATCTTATTAACAATGCTTAACATCGTAGTTACAAACATGTCATTGTCAGTAAGAATTAAACCACGGGTTGTAACTTGTGCAAATTGTTTTTGACTGCGATCCAATCCAACAATATACATTTTATCACCAAGCAAAAGTATATTGCTATCAACTGCTTGTTGTAGAGTAGTTAACCCAATGTCTTCCAATACTTTTGGATTTGCTGTGTCCCATTGTAAATCATAGAACATTTCATCAGCTTGTGCTGGTAACATTTTGCTTGGATCATATCCTTTGCTTACCAACATTTGATTACGCATGTCTGCATAGATTTCTTGACCAGTTTGTGGAATATACGTATCAGTTAAGAAATCAGGAATATCTGGTAAATTGCCGCTATATGCATCAAGATAGAAACCAGCGGGATCACGCAGATACTTACTGTGAGGTAATTTAAATCTTTCAACATTGACACCAAGTGTTTCAAGTGCGGCAGCATTGCGACCCTGGCGCATAGCAGCTTTAATTGCATCACCATAAATGTTATCTTGTGCTACACGTTCAAGATAATCACCCATTTGACCGTAACCATTTTGTTGTCCAAAATATGGTAGTCCATCAGCAAATACATATGCATTTATAGGTGTATTAGATGTTGGTGCAAATATATCTACACCCATAGTTGTGCAGTGGTGATTTTCTTTAAGTATCTGTGCACAGCTTGCGGCATGTCCTGCTTCACTTGCTTTTATTGCAGCTTGAACTGTGGGGTCACTGCTTGCTTTAACTACACTTAATTGTGCTTCTATACTTGTTATTTGTGCATCTACGGCATCATCAAGCGTAGTATAAAGTGTGCCATTAATGTTAATAGTATCAGCACTAGAAGGTTGTCCGCCGCCGCCAGCATCGCCTGATACATGATATGCACCAGCAAATAAATTATTAAGAATTGTAATGCGACGATTTAATTCTTTGCCGTCAGCAGTTCCCATTAATATATTATTGGCATTTGTTATTGCTGGTAACGTATCATTATGAATGTAGCCAGCAGGTGTTCCAATAAAATCTGCCATAGTAAGTTCACCAATACTACCACCGCCATAACCAAATGTTTGATACATTTTGTTTACTGCTTGTGGATACATTGGTGTGCTCATTTGGCTCATATGATTAAGATCAATACCAGCATCAGTTTTGCTCAATGCTGTTCCAATGTCATCAAATGTTTTTGCTTTGGTAACACCAAGACTTGTAAAATGCTGACCTAAATCAGCAAAAGATTTACTTGGTCCAGTAGCATGAAGGTCTGGACACATATATTTTAAATCTGTCAATTGACCCAAATGATCAATTTGCTTTCCTAAATTAAACTGACTACTTACAGCACCTACTGCTGTTGGATCATTTATACTGCTTAATATTTTTTGAACTTTTGCATCATATTGTGGATTATCAAGACCAGCAATAGGTATGTTATTTCGCACTAATTGTTGTGTTAGTCCTGTTGTATTTCCCAAACCTGCATTTAATATTTGTTTTGCAACACTTGCAGGTTGTTGTAATCGCAGCATATTTGTAGTGTTGAAACTTCCAAGATTTAACAAATTACTTGCGGCAGCTGGCAGATTACTTGTAAGTGAACTCATACCGTAACTAATCACGCCATTATTGTTCACAAAATTAGCACCCATAGCACCTGGTCCATTGGCACCAAAACGTAAACCCGCTGCTTCTGAAACAGCACCAATAACATTATTGCTTATTCCACCAAAGGCATTTGCAAGGCCCATAGTTTGAACAAAACTAGCACTTGCACCTGCACTGGCTCCAGCAACCATATTCATTCCAACACGTTGAATCATACCATTAAGACCACCGTTGGCAGCAAATTGTTGAACAGCATTTGGTAAACTCAATGGATTTTGTAGAACACCATTTAGTGGACCTAAAAATCCACCAACTGCACCACCTAACGCACCACCTACGCCACCACTTACTATTTGTGTAATTTCTTTTGGTAATACACCAGTTAAACTTGGTAATATTCCACCACCAATATTTGACAACTTGTCAAACATACCGCCACTTAATTGATTGAGTGGTCCAGTTACTTGTCCTAGTATTGAACTTAATCCACCACCTAGTGCACCTGTGGCGGCACTTAATGCACCACTCATTGCACCAGTAAGACCAGTTAATCCAAGAGCACCTGTAGCTGCACCCAATATTCCACTAATACCTGCACCAAGACCACTCAATAATCCTGCGCCAGCTATTGCACCAAAAATGCCAAGACCAGCACCAGCACAGCCTGCACCAGTACCTGGTGCGGCACCTTTGGCATTTGCTGGTAAGTTTGCACTTGGTCCACCTTTTGTTACTTGCCCATTATAAGTTCCATCAGCAAGTGCAGCACGGTCTGCTGTTCTACCAGCCGCACCACCACCAATTGCTCCTAATTGTCCAGTTATAGTCTGAGAGTCGCCACCTTGTGCAGCGGCAATAGAATCATCAAGGCAATGACTAGCAGGTCCGTAATTATACGCCGCATCAACATATGCAGCTTGTTGTTCTGCCGTTAAATTACTCCAAGCAGGTTCACCGATACGATTAGCAATAGCTGGTGCATATGTGTTTATTATTTGCTGTTGCATCAAGTTTTGTGCACCAGCCTGATCTATTACTTGATCTGGACGAACTGGACTACCATCTAAATTATAATGATTACCATATCCAATTGCCCAACCATTTTTATCCCAATATGGAGTAGAACGAAAACCTTCGTGTGATGCAATAAAACTTGATGTTAGTGATGGGTCTTTAAGTGAACTCATTTTACGTTAGTCCTACTAAATGTTGGTGGTGTCCAAGCAACATTGCCTGCTATATAAACCTCTGCAACAGCGTTTAGTAAACCTGGTATCCCAATCGGTGATCCAGTTGGAACCAATTTGCGAAGTCCTTTTGCTTCTTTACGCAAGTTGAAATCTTGGTTACTTGTAAGATTTTGTGGGTAAGTTTTTACTGTATCAATTGGACTACTTGTATTGTAATACTGTTTTGCTAAATCATGCGAATCTGTAATTCTCGCTACATTAGCACCTATAAAATTAGCAGCAATATCAACACTAGTAACAGGAACAGCTTGTGCAATAGTTGAATGGAAAAACTGTGTATCTTCACCCAATGCTGCAGTTTTTAATGCATCGCCATTGTAAAGCGAATTTTTAACATAACTTAAATCTGTGGAGAATACACCTTGATTTACATCAAAATCTTTTACAACATAATCTAAACCACTATTGGTAAATGAACTACCCAATGTATAATTGTTTGTATAACTGTTGCCAACTTTTTGGTAAATGGTTGCTGGTAGATTCACAAGAATACCAGTTACACTATCACGGATAGGAGGGTGGTAATTGTTTACTACTGCTACGTTAGGAATTAAACCACTTTTTGCCCAACGAAACATTTGGCTGTTTATAGTGTATAAACCAGCAATTGTATTTGGTTCATTGTAATTACTGCCTGGACCTGAACTAAAAAAATCTACAGAAGTTGCTGAATTAAAATATTGTAAATTACTGACATTTGCCAGACTATTTGCATTTAGATATAAACTTGTATTGCTTATAATATATTCAACACTGCCAAGATAGGTATTAGCATAACTTCCATTGGCAATGAATATTAAATCACCATAGTTAAGTTCCGTTGTAAAGTGTGTGCTATTACCAGTAATTACAGTACTATTAACATTTGCAGTAATATTACCAGTTGTTGTATAAACATAGCTTGGAACATTGGCAGTTTTTGCACGAAAATGAAAGTTGGTAGGGCTAGTATTACTGCTGATAGCAACATTTGCATTTGCAGTTAGTGTAATACTTGTATTGCTGTTAATATTACTTACATAACCAACGAATGTATTACTTACGTTACCAATAACGGCACCAAGTTGTAATTGTGTTAAGAATGTTGTTCCATAACCAATTACTGTAGTATTGGTTGTATAGGTTCTTATGTTACCCGTTCCGTTGGCATAGTTTGCTAATGGCATTAATATGGACCTATAATAATATTGCTCTCATATGGTATTGCAACGTGTCGTAATGCCTCAAACACACCTAGATATCCAAGTGGTCTGCCACCCACCAATATACTTGGTACACCAGTAATTATAGGATTTGGTGGGTGTGGGTGGCGTGGATCAAAACCTGGATGTCCTGTATAATAATCACCAATTCTTGCGGCTGGTCTACCGTTTAATAAAACAGTAGGATTGCCACTAAAATTAACACCAGCACCAGTGTTATAATTACCTACTTTAGTTGGTATTGGCATTTACGCTCCTTTATACAGAAGTCGCCAGTGTCAGTCCTGTTGTTTTTGCAAGATACTGTGTGGCGATATCGCTTTCTGTTTTTCCAGAAAGTGCAACTGCTCTCTTATTTAACAATACAGGTTCCGTAGGTGAAACACTGAAAATTGCAGGTGCTAAACCAAAACCATTTTGGGTAGAAATCATTACCAATGGTTTTAGTAGTGAGTAGGTAGTAGCATTTTCTTCACTTACACGGCTAATGATTTCTTCGCCAGTGACAGTCTTAAATGTATAGACAGTATTTTTATCCGTTTTGCTGATTAGCATGTTTTCTTTCCTGTAATTCGTTGATAGATAGTTTACTTAGACCTGTGTAACCGCCTTCTACTAAAAGTTTGTTATTGTAGTAAATCTGTGGCATTGTTTTGTGACCTTCTGCAATTAAAAAATCACGAACACCTTCTTGCATAATATCTACTTCTGTATAGTCTTCACCCCAACTTTTAAGTAGCTGCTTTGCGCCATCGCAATATGGGCAGTTGTCTTTTGTATACAATGTAATCATTTTGTCTCCTTAATATTATTTCTTTCTATAACACGATTACGTAAATCGCTCGTGCTAAAACGATGTTCACGACGATTGAAGTAAAGTTCTATACCACGCTTCTTACAGATATCACGACCAGTAAAATCTTTGTCACGATATTCTTCACCCAATATACGCACATTAATTGGATACATTGCAAGAATATCTTCCAAATCTGCTTCTGTTACATATGGAATAACTTCATCTACATAACGAACTGCAGCAAGTTGTGCATGACGTTCTACAACAGTTTGCACTGGTTTGTTTTTGGTAGGACGATCCAATGTTGGATCAACTTGCAATCCACAGATAAGATAATCACAATGGTCTTTTGCTTCACGCAACATTGCTACATGACCAGCATGTAGCAAATCAAATGCACTACACGTAAATCCAATTTTCAAAGTTTAAATCCAGTGAATGAATTGCTATCAACGTCTTGTTTGGTACCACCAATAACATAGCTGCTAATTTCAGTTTCCTGTGGTGCTACCTGCACTTCTGCACCAGCAATCCACTTTTGTGTCCAAGGTAGCGGATTATTCTTTGTAGGATATGGCTGACCAAGACCAACTGCTTGCATACGCTTATTTGCAATAAACTCTACATATTCAGCAAGCAACTGATAGTTAAGACCAATCATACTACCATCCTTGAACAAATATTGCGCCCAAGCCTTTTCTTGCTGAACTGCATCATCAAACAACTTGATAGCTTGTTCACGACATTCTACTTCAATCTTTTCATAATCTGGATCATCTTTTGGCAAAATCTTTAACAGTGTCTGTGTGCCAGCAAGATGTAGATTTTCATCACGAGCAATGAACTTGATAATCTTGGCATTGCCTTCCATCTTCTTCAATTCAGCAAATGCCCAACTGCAAGCAAATGAAACATAAAAGCGAACACCTTCAAGAATGTTAACGCTCATAAGTGCCAGCCAAAGTGCTTTTTTATGATCGTAAAGATTATATTTTGATGGATCACTCATTTGCACATATTCTGTATTAAATGCAATCAACTCATCATAAAGCGCAGTAATGTCACCAGCACAATCAACAATTTCTTGGATGTCCATCATCTCATCAAATACTTTTGATGGATTAGCATACACATTGCGAATAATATGAGTATAGGAACGAGAGTGAATTGTTTCACTAAATGTCCAAGTTGTAATCCAAGTTTCTAATTCTGGTAAGCTGCAGATAGGACCAAATGCCACTGCTGGCGCACGACCTTGAACGCTATCAAGTAGAATCTGGCGTTTAAGATTACTTGTAAAGATATGTTGCTCACTTGCTGTCAACTCTTTAAAATCTTTGGCATCACGAAGTGTATCAACTTCTTCTGGACGCCAAAAAAAACCTAACTGTTTGTCAGTAAGTTTATCAAACTGTTTATACTTTAGTGTATCGTATCTTTGGATACTTACACCACCATGCGGATCAAGAAATGCCAGTGACTTTGTGTGGTCACTCTTATCATTTGCGTCAAATACTGTACTCATAACAACCTCTTATTTTAATATAACATAATTATTGTTTTTTTTCAAAAATAATTCTTACATTCCCGTTTAGTGATTCATCTTTTTCTAAATCTGTAATCTCTAATAACAAAAAATTAATTTTATCATTTAAAGTATCAATGACATTTTTGATTTTTAGTTCTATATAAGATTTTAACTCGTAGCTTGATTTTTTTTTATCTTTATTAATTATTACAGAATTAAAAGTAATAAGTCCCATTCCACCTTTATTAATAAATGAAATAAAACTATTTAAATTAAGTTTAAAATTACCTGAATGTATAGAATTAATAGCAAAAGCAAAATCAACTTTTGCATTATTTTTAAAAAATTTAAAAAAATCTACAACATTGTCCGCATTTTTATGTAGTGGATCAATACCAAAAATTTTTATATCATTTTTAAATAATTCTTTAAAAAAATTATTTCCACAACCAATATCATAAATTACATCTGGTTTTTTTTGTATAATAAAATCAATATAATAATAAATTTCTGGATTGTACATTAACATATTCTTATCTCTTGCAACAGTATGTTCACATGTGTTGATATATCGGTCATAATCAAATTTTTTTAATTTTTCCGAATACCAACTATCTTCAAAAGAAGATAAGAATTTTTTCTTATCTTCTTTTTGTTGCTCTGTCAATTCAAACATTAAATTGTGCAACTCTCGCAAGCATCCTGATCTTCAAGAAGTTGTAGGTTTTTGACTTCAAAGTCTTGTTTTTGTTCAACAAACTTGCTGACATCAACTTCACCTTGACCATCATAGGTATTAAAATAATATAGAGTTTTAATACCATATTTGTAGCAAAGTAGTAGGTGACCAATCATAACACTCATTGGAATCTTTTCATCTTCATAAAATGTTGGATTATATGAAGTATTAGTTGAAATACTTTGGTCAATATACTTTTGGAGAATAGCAACAATCTTCAAGTAACCTTCTGGTGACTTTTGGTCCCATAATAGTTCATACTTGTTCTTGAGTTTACGGAACTCTGGAACAACTTGCTTTAACACACCATGCTTGCTTTGCTTGACACTGATAAGGCTACGTGGTGGTTCAATACCATTTGTAGCATTAGCAACCTGTGCACTTGTTTCTGCTGGCATAAGAGCCATAAGTGTACTATTGCGGATACCATGTTCTTTAAGACTTGCACGAAGACTATCCCAATCCATACGCTCTACATGTGGAACAAGTTCATCAACTTCACGTTTGTATGTGTCAATAGGTAGAATACCGTGACCATACTTGGTTTCATTAGTTTTAGGTGCCGCACCCTTTTCAATAGCAAGTTGGTTGCTTGCCTTGATGAGATAATAGGACCATGCTTCTGCATATTCATCAACAAGAGGAAGTGCAGCATTATCACTGTATGATAAATCATTCTTGGCAAGGAAATAAGCAAAATTAATGATACCAATACCAAGAGGACGACGATTCATAGTTGAAAGTTGTGCCGCAACAACAGGATACTTTTGATAATCAAGCAATTCATCAAGACCACGAACAGCAAGGTCACACATCTTTTCAAAATCTTTTGGTTCCCTCACATTACCCCAGTTGATTGCTGACAGTGTGCAAAGTGAGATTTCACCTTCTTCATCAAATATATGCTTAAGTGGTTTTGTTGGTAGTGCAATTTCAGCACAAAGATTGCTTTGCTTAACAGGCGCAACACTTTCAATAAATGCACCATGTGTATTAGCGTGGTCAACATTCATAAGATAAATGCGACCTGTATTCTTGCGTTCTTCCATAAACATACTAAACAAATCAATTGCTTTATAAGTTTTCTTACGAATCTTGCTGTTTTTTTCAGCCGCCTCATAAAGTTGCTTGAACTTGTCTTGGTCTTGGAAGAAAGCATCGTATAAGCCTGGAACATCACTTGGACTAAAGCAAGTGATATCCCCACCTTGGAGAAGACGCTCATACATTAACTTGTTAAACTGCACACCATAATCCATGTGGCGAACACGATTATCTTCTGTTCCCTTATTATTCTTGAGAACAAGCAAATCTTCTACTTCATAATGCCATAGTGGATAGTAAAGTGTAGCCGCACCGTTGCGAACACCACCTTGTGAACAGCTACGAACAGCAGTTTGGAAATGCTTATAAAATGGAATTAAACCTGTGTGGCTGGCGTCACCTTTACGAATTGGAGAACCAATGGCACGGATAGCCCCAGCACCAATCCCAATGCCTGCCTTTTGACTTACATACTTGACAATGGCACTACTT